TCCTTGGAGGAATGATTCGGTCATTTCGGTCTTAAGACCTTGTTCAATAACGAGTGCATTTTCTTCCATCCACTCGCCAGCAACATACTCAAGGTATGCATCTACGCGCTCAGAAAGTGCTTCTTTAATTTCTTCAACTTCTTCTGCGAGAGCAACTGCATACTGCTCTTCAATAGTTTCTTTAATTTCAGAAACTTTTGAACGAAGAGCCGCTTCAAAGATAGTGCGTGCTTTCTCTTGGAATTCCTCAGAAAGCTCTTCACCTTCGAGAAGAGCATTAACATCTTCATCGATGTTAAACTCTTCATCCATTTCCTCTTCGTCTTCTTCGTCTTCTTCGTCTTCTTTTTCCTTTTTACCTTTTTTATTTTCGCTTTCTTCTTCTTCGTCGTCTTCTTCGTGCTTAGCTTCTAGGAGTTCTTCATCTTCATCATACTCTGACTCTTCATCTTCTTTAACTGCTTTCATCGCTTCAGCTGGTTTTGCACCCTTGTTCACAACATCCTTAACTTGCTTAAGGGTTGCTCCTGGGGTTTTGAGTTTTGCTGAATCATCATCTGGACGATAATTGGTGGGATCAGGACCACCAAGATCTTCCCATTCACCAGTTTGTCCTGGCGTTGCACCAGACAGGTGTGGCATCGCATCCGCTGCTTTAGCATTAGCATTAACAGCGGTTTTGGATTGCTTAGTGCCTACTTCCATTTCTTGTAAATCTCCACGAGACATTTGAACTCTCCGTTTAACCTTACGTTATAAACTATATTTATTTATATTTTAATAAATTACAGTGAATTTAAAAACTCATTGAATAAACTCAACTTATACTCTTCGAGTAGTTTTTCGTCAACAAGAGTATTAATTCTTCTTTGAGTTTGCTCCGCCATTTTCTCACGAAGCATTCCACCATCCCAAATCCATTCCTTGCCTTCCATAATTCCCTGAACAAATGCATCGGGAGCTGAAGGATCTGCTACAATATCAGCAGCAGTTGCGAGCATAAAATCTTCACCAACTTCCATATAACCTGCGGGATTTTGTCTAACAGAACCAATACCACGAGAAGAAACTCCCAAACAAACTCCATCTTTGAGAAGTGACTCTACAATTTTTCCCATTGGTGTGGAAAGAATTTGTGCCTTTCCAATAAAATCATTTCCCCTTTGCTCAAGTGAAATAATTTTGTGTGAAACACGGTCAAGATTTACAGTTGGACCATCTGGGTGTCCAAGTTCTCCAAGAGCACGACCTTTGCAAATATATTGTTCAGTATAACGCTTTACCTCTCTTTCCATTACAGCACGACCATAACGCCTATTGTTGCGGTTTGTTGTCTCAGTTTGGAGGAAAGGTCCTTGAATATAAAGAGTCTTCTTACCATTGACCGTTTCGGTAAGAACTTCTACTGATTCGATTTCTTCGGTAATAAGTTTCATTATGCTTGACCTGTGATTTGTACTTGTTGGTAATAAAGAACTCCTGAACCGCCTGCACCATATGCTGAGATTTTTTGTGACAATTTCACATCTGCATATGAAGCACCAAAGGCAGTTGATACTCCGGATGAGTTATAATCAATCACCATTCTTGTTTGATGATACCCATTAAAATTTGTTGTGGTATCAACGGAAAGAACTGCTGCGTGAGAAATGTCATAATATGGTTGACCAGTTGCTGATATTGAAACAAAATCACCAACACCGAAAGGAACTTGTGTTCCCTCTGGTACTATTACTGTTGTAGTTGTTCCTGTTGTAATTCCAACCACTCTATTGGAAGCTTTGGTGAGACCAAGAGTTGCAGACTGACCTGATGGAATATAATAATCGGTTACTGTTGCTGCTGATCCAGTGCCAATAGCAACGTGAGCAGCTGCGCCAACGGCAACTACTCTTAATACATTTGATTGAACTGGAAATGCTGAGGATGTGGATGCAGCACCTGCAGAAAATGCAAATGAAGCTCCAGCACCAATTGGTCTATGAGCCATTATTTTTAATAATACACTTTTATTTATTTATTAAATTAATAAATCTCCCTCCACTGAAGAGCAGCAGCAACAGAAGCAACAGCATTACCTGTAGTAGTAATGGTTCTTACTACAAGTACATAAATTTCAGAATCTGTGGAATTTATATTTTGAACAATAATATTTTTCTTTGCCTGACTTAATGATCCAGAAGCAACTGGTGAAAGTGAGTTTTGTGATGATCCAGAAGGAACATAACCTGATGCAAAGACATCACCATTATCGTAAGTTGTTGCATTCACACAAACTTCAACACCACTATTAGCAGAAGCAGAAGTCCAAGTTAAAGTTCCTGCATTACTCAAATAAGCAGAACTTGGAAGTTTTATAACTTTATAAACAATACTGTTTGTTTCGCAGAATAACGAAAGATTATTTAATTTAACTGATATTCTATTTGGATATCCCTGGAAAATATTTTTGAGACGAATGGCGACCAAAGGAAGTTCTGTTCCTGCTGGTGTTGGTGTAGTTCTTGTAGCAGTCATTGTATAAGCAAAGTCAATACCACTTTCCACATATCCACCTTCCGACATTACAGAAGAGCAAATCTGGTCAAATGATGCTCCAATACCTACGCCTGTATTTCTCAGTTCGCAACGAACTGGCAAGTTTGGATTTGCAATATAAACCGTACTTTGATAGTTAGAATGATTGAATTCGTGTGCAGTGATGAGTTGCCCATCGTGAGCAAATCCACAACGAACTCTACCGACACCTAACCACTGAAAATCTATAAATGCAAGTTGAGTTTTTGTAATATCTAGATTAAAACCAGAAGTGCCTGTTCCATCACATTTGTCTTTATTCCATTGTGATTGTGGAATTCTAGTTTCTGTTGCAATACCACTTACAAAAGATCTAATTACCCAATTGTTTGTCCCAATACCAGGATTTATTCCATCTGAAGTATTAAGTCCAACCTGTTCAAAATAAATTCCATCTCTATCATCAAAATATCCAGTTCTTTTAGTTGCATTCCGTTGCGGCGCATAAAAGTTAAAAGAACTATAAATTAATTGCCCCTTTCCTGGTTGATAATGATGATAAAATTTTGTTTGATGGACGCTAAATGCAGTAGACCCAATACCAGTTTGTAATCTTGCACACGCTTGGTTTTGTAAAAATGCTACTGTTGAACCTGCGCCAGAAATACTATCTAAAAAGTTTGGGTCAATAGCATACAAATGCTTATAGTCACCAAGAGTAAAGAGTTCAGAAACTCTACTTCTACCGAATGCATCAACGGCATTTGTATCTGGATTGATAGTTATAAGAGTTTCTGATGAAATACCTACAGTTCCAGTAACTGGAAACGGGTTTTGTGGACTAATTATTTGCCCATCACTTGATGCAACACCTACAACTTCAAATAAAGATCTTTCTTGATTTAAATAATCTTGAATTGTTATATTCCACTGAGCCATTTATCAATCAATCCATTCTAATTTAGATGGGTGGTATCTTTGTACGTTTTTAATGTTAAAGTTTTTTTCCATTACTGGATAAATTTGATGAACAACTGCTCCTGGATAATCAGATTGCAGTTGTTCACCTAGTTCTCTTGGAGAAGGAACTCCAGTTTTAGTGACTAACTCTAAACGATATAGACTTCCTTGCCACATTACATCAGCAACATATCCTTCGCCAACTTGTTGTGGTTGTTCTGCTTGAGCACCAATATAAAGATTTCCTGTGAAATCGCCAGCAATATTAACTGATTCTGAGATAAATTGCTTGAAAGATTTCATATCATTCCTCTTCTTGTGCAAACATATTAGATGCTACTGCAGGACGAAATTCGTCAATTTTTTCTGCTGATTTTGTAAAAAGAAGTTCTTTAATCTTGTCGCTGATCTGAGAAGGAGATTCGTCAGATGCAATCATATCTAAAAGGTCATCCATTTTTAATACCTAAGTAATTTTTCTTTATTTATATCTCACCGCCCTTGGGTATTTCGGCAATTTTTCCATCAACCTCAGTTGCGGCACCTTGAGCGTCTAGGTTGGGTTCCATTACTGGTTGACCAAGATCCATTTGTGCAGTCTGATCAAGTGGCATTCCTGTTTGTGGATCTACTGGAATACTTGGATCTTGGATAATCCCATCTTTAATTTCTTTCTTCATAATCTTATCTTGCTCAACAATTTCCTCATCAGTTTGGCGAAGAATCTTTCTTCTCAAATAATCTTGCGAGAAATACTTACCGACATAAGGTTCTGCGATTTGAACCATATTCAATCTTTCATTGAGAAGTTCTGCATCTTTGAGTTCTGCAAAGTGATTATCATATAAGAAATCATACTGAATATGTTCTTGCATAATATCCCAATCTGCTGGGGTTATAATATTTTTAAGAATCAATTGAGTCTTAAGCATATCGTGGAACATATAAGAGAATCTCTTTCTCAAACGAGCAACAAATTTGCTGAATTTAACTTCATCGCGAAGAATCTCTGATGATCTACCAAGATTAAACCCACCATCTCCACCAATTCTTGTCGTAGGTACATTTAAAGATCTATAAAGTTTTTCTTGGAAATAATTAATGTCAGTAATTTCTCCAAGGTTTTGTCCGCCAGGAAGTGTTGAGATTTCAGTTCCTCTACCACCTTCTCTTCTTGGCAACCAGAAATCCTCAAGCATTGCCATGAACTTTTTATCGTCACGAATCTCACCAGTATTTGCATCATATACAAGTTTATTGCGATAACGCATCATAACATCACGTAGATATTGTTCTGCCTTTACCTTTGGTAGATTGCCCACATCA